GATTTTTACCACCCATTTTGTTGGGGATTTTCTTGGTTTTTTCTATCATACCATTGACAGAATCTACAAATTTTTTTGTTTCGACAATCTCGACAATTTTGGGAGGAATTTTAATTTCACTTGTGTTCTATCTACTTTTTTTTCGTATCTTTAGGGGTACTGAAAAAAAATGAACTTCGACTTAAACATATTGAACGATTACATAGAAAAGGGTTTGGTGGTCAAAAATGACCATCCGACCCTTTCTTTATCTATTTACAACTACACCAGAAAAACCCAATACGAAAAATTGTGGGATAATATCACCAAAAGTTGTAGAGGTTTAGTATTGGATAATCAGGGAAATGTAATTGCTAAATCCTTTGATAAGTTTTTCAATATGGAAGAACATAAACCCGAAGAGATACCTAACGAAGATTTTGAAGTTTATGAAAAACTTGATGGGTCTTTGGGGATTTTATTTTGGTATCAAGGTAAATGGATAATGTGTAGCAAAGGTTCATTTACATCCTCACAATCCATAAAGGGTAGACAGATATTAGACGAAAAATATGATGTACATCCAATCCCAAAAGGGTATACCACATTAGTCGAAATAATCTATCCTGAAAATAGAATCGTCTGTGATTATGGTGATGATGAAATGCTGGTCGTTTTATCAATGATAAATAATTCCAACGGTAAAGAACTTGATTACGATTCATTATTAAAAATCAATGAAGTTACCAAAATGCCTGTAGTTAAAAAATATGATGGTGTTCAAGATTATAGATCCCTTAAATCCTCAATATCAAAAGATAAAGAAGGCTATGTTATCAAGTTCAGAAATGGATTGAGAATGAAGGTAAAAGGGGAAGATTATGTTTATCTTCACAGAATATTGACCAACATTTCAAATGTGGACATTTGGGAATATTTGAAAGACAATAAGGACTTAAACGTTTTGTTGGACAGAGTCCCTGATGAATTCGATTCTTGGGTTAAAAACACCGTTAAAGATTTGGTTACCAGATATGAAAATATTCTCAAAGATTATACTGAGATATTCAATGAACTGAAATCTAAAAATTTGGAACAAAAGAATTTCGCTGAAAATGCGAATAGATACCCTTATCCATCAATATTATTCAGTATGTTGAATGGAAAAGATGTATCATCATTTATTTGGAAAATAATAAAACCGAGTTATAGTAGACCATTTTGGCAAAAGGAAGTATGAAACCGACCTTAGAAAAAATATTGAATGAAAACATAGTTCATACCGGATTTTTTGATAGAACTTCGGTTGAAAAATGTATGGAGCAATCTTATGACCAAGGAATTCAAGATTTAATTGAATGGTTATTGAAACAAGATTATTTGTCCGACAACATAAACTACATCATCGAAGAATGGGAGAATAAAAATAAATTATGAAATATTATTTTTTGGTTTTGGTGTTTCAAATAATGTTCAATATCTTTAAGGTGTTGGAAATAAAATATACCTATGAGAACAAGTTGGGGTTATTATTATACAACTCAATTTACATCAACTTGGTCGCTTTGGCATCGGTATATTGGTCTTTGGACAGATTATTCGAAGGTGACTGGTTGGTGGTACCATTTTATGTTTTAGGGAGTGTTCTTGGAAAATGGATTGCAATGAGACACGTGGAAAACATCAGATATAAAATATTCAAACTATTTGGGAAAAAAATAAGTAAATTACAAAATAAACTATATAGACAAGATGAAGACAACTAGTAAATTCGGGCCATTTAAGGACAACAGACCTTTCGATGAGAAAGCATTGGATTTTCTACAAAGTCTATTGTTTTGGAGAGGTAGGAAAAAAGGAATGATTTATACCAGGGATATCACTTGGGGTGATATTCGTGCGGTTTTTTTTCCAGAAAATTTTTACGAGAAGTATAAGTATTTGGGTTCTGTACCCTACAGAGAAGACGGACCTATATTCAAAGCAATGTACCCTTTGGTACTAGCAATGGATTATGAAGCGAAACCTAAAGGTTGCCCAAGATGGTTTCTTCGTTTCTTGCACTTGTTTGGGTCAGATAATTCAATCGTAAGAGTTCGTAACCGAACTTTACACAACTTGGTGATGAAACTGACCAGAGGTATCATGATGATTGATTATAAAACAAAGTGGGCCGATTATGATTTGAGAATATCTATCAGTGGACCAAAACATCTACAAAACCTTGCAGATGCGATTGAGAGTGATTTCTATTCCCGTGGAAGACAGGAAGAATTGGCTGAACAAATCCTACAAATCGATCCAAACGCTAAAATTATTTGGGGGGATGTCAACCGACTTGTAAAACAGTATAATGATTTGATTTCTAAAAAAAATGACGATGTATATGATTATATCAGTTGAAATGTTAATATCAATTTCGATTATTCTTGTGATATCCTCAATAATTTCTTATTTTTGGGTTCGAGGAATAGATTATATGGATAAAAATCATCCTGATTATAAGGGGTATGACCTATTTAATGAAGATGAAAAAGATGATTCAAAAAATTAATGTTATTCTGAAAGAAATTTGGTTAGGGTTAACTTTATCAAATGAATTTAGAAATAACCACCAACAGTGGCCTAAATTTTAGTTATGATTTACAGGACTAGAAAAATTGTTAAGTATGAAGATTTGAATCCGAGGGGAACATTGTTCGGTGGACAATTATTGAAGTGGATCGATGAAGAAGCATCCATCTTTGCAATTTGCCAAATTGGAGACCGAATGGTGGTAACAAAGGCGATGTCCAAAATAGATTTCAAAACATCCCCAAAACTTGGGGATGTCGTTGAAATTGGCATGGACTTAGTACGTTTGGGTAATACCTCAATAACATTCAAATGTAATGTGAGGAACAAAATAACAAAAGAAGACATTATCACAGTGGATGAAATTGTTTTCGTAAGAGTTGATGAAAATGGAAAACCAAAACCTATTGATAAACAAAGTTAAAGTCATGGCACAACGATTAACCACAAAACAGAAACAAGAACAATTTGTTGTAGATGTAATCAACAAAATGTTTGAAATCGCAGGACACCAAGTGACCTACGATGATGTAAAAGATAGAAAAGACGATTGGTATACCCAATGGACAATGACCATGGAACAAAATGAACAATGGAAAAAGTGGGGTATGGATTATATGAAACGAGTGTTTCGTTGGAATAAAGCATTATGCGAGAGAGAAATGGGAATGGTTTCTTTAATGTGGGGATTAAAATTTAGTGATTTTGAACAACAACCCGTAGAGTTGCTCACCGGTGACAGTATAACTTTCGACGGAATTTAATTATTCATTTCAATGCCCGTAGTTTGGACTTTTGGAGATAGTTACACCGATGGATTTCGTTCATCAGAAAAGTGGGCAAAAGAGTACGTACAATGGAAAGGTTATCAACCAAAAACATTTGGAGAAATTGTATCATACACTTTAGGGTTCAGTTTAGAAAACTTAGGAAAAGGGGGTTCCAGTAACTATGAAATATTTGAGAGATTTTGTGAAGTTGCAAATAGAATCAATCATAATGATTTAGTGATTTTCGGGTGGTCTTCTCCAATTAGATTTAGATTAGTGAATAACTTCGGTGAATGGGCATCCATTTTACCAAACTTCAAAGACCAATCGAATGTATTCAGTAATATTTCTCAAGACACTATTAATGAAATTTTAATAAATCGAGAAGCCAAGTTATATTCCTCCGAAGTTAATCATTGGATTAATTTAATACACTTAGTATTAAAAAATACTCTCTCCATTCATTGGACTCCGTTTTCTTCAAGTATTGATGCTGAATTATTTGAATCTATCGAAACAATATATAATGAAACTAAAGGTGAGTTAGATGATAGACATTTTAATGAAAAGGCTCACAGAAAACTTTCTGACTATATTCTATCCATCTATTGGAATAACAAAAATAAAAATTTATTATAGGGTATTCCCAAGACAAATATTAATATATGAATAATATCGACAAACAATATCAATCATTACTACAAGACATCTTAGATAATGGTGTTGAGAAAAAAGATAGAACGGGAACTGGTACATTATCAGTTTTTGGTAGACAAATCCGTCATAAGATGAGTGAGGGATTTCCGTTAATTACCACAAAGAAGATGGCGTGGAAAACTATGGTAACCGAATTACTATGGTTTCTACGTGGAGATACTAACATCAAATTCTTATTGGATTACGATTGCCACATTTGGGATGGTGATGCATATAAAAACTATGTTAATAGTGATGAAGTTAGGTGGCCAAAAAGCAAGGAAGATTTTATTAAAGAAATCAAAACCAATAATGAGTTTGCTGAAAAATGGGGAGATTTAGGACCTATCTATGGTAAACAATGGAGAAGTTGGAAAATAAATCTATTAAGTCCTGAAACATTTGATATGGTTCCACCAGTAGACCAAATCACAAATCTAATCAATGAACTTAAAACTAATTCAGATAGTAGAAGATTGATGGTCAGTGCATGGAACGTTGGGGAACTTCACCAAATGGTACTTCCTCCTTGTCATTATGGATTTCAAGTTTATACAAGAGAGTTAAGTATTGAAGAGCAAATTGAAGCATACGAGAAGATGGGTTATACAAAAAACCTCGATCCATTGGATTATGCACCAAAGAGAGCAATCTCTCTAATGTGGAATCAGCGAAGTGTGGATACATTTTTAGGATTACCATTTAACATCGCGTCTTATGCCCTATTACTCGAAATCATTGCAAAAGAAGTCAACATGGTTCCCGATGAACTGATTGGTAATTTGGGAGATACTCATTTATATTCAAATCATATTGACCAAGCTAAAGAGCAAATCGGTAGAGAACCATACGAATTACCAAAAGTGGAAATCACCGAAAGGAATTGGTACCAACATGAAAAAGTAAAAGAACATTTAGGTGAAAAAACATTCATTGAAAAAATCATGTCTTATAGACCAGAATGTTTTGAATTATTGAATTATCAGTCACATCCATCCATCAAAGCACCATTGTCAAATTGAGTCATGCAAGTTATTATCTTACTTAGTACTGATGTTGAACCAGATATAGCAGAACTTATCCTCGAACATAAATTGGAGGGTGGATATTCCTTAGATTACGCACTCAATGCATTAGTATCTTATTACAAGGGTAAAGAAATAATAATATTTAACTTCAAAAAATACTTTGCTCTCGATAATAGATGGAGTGGATATAAAATAGATGATTACGGAACTAAAATTGTTATAAACTTCAAATAAATGTTACAGGTTACAGAAAAAGTGAAAAATAAAACTTATGAAATAAGTTTGAAATCAACAGGTATTATTGTAGGTTCATTTGTAAATATTGACGGATTCTTTTATTACGAACCACTCAAAGATAGATTTTGGAGGTGTTTGTCTGAAGAATTCTTGAAAAGTTTATCAAATGAAATAGAAAAATTAAATTACCCTCTTAACAAGAGTATTGAAGAATATTTCCATTCAGAAAGATAAAAGATATATGGAAAATTCTAAAGCAAATTGCAAATGTGGTTGGCCTTGGGTGTTCCATTATAGTTCAAAAGGAAAAATGAACGCAATATTCAAGGCCAAACTCCCACAAAAAACTATAAATGATTACATTAACGGAGATTATTGGTTAAAAAATGAAAAAAGGTAAAAAAATATTTGTAATATATAATCCACACAGTAATGGATACTATGATGGATACGGATTTTTTCGAGAAATATTGTTCAGTAAAAAATACTCTGAAAAAGAAACTGCGATTTCAGAATTGGAAAAAATACTCGACAGTTCATTCGGTAGAACTTTTTTGAAGATTCAATCATTTCACACAATATAAGAAGAGAGGGTATATTCCTCTCTTCTTATTCTTTAATTTTTTTCCATGTGTCGGTAGAAGAAACTAAGGACAGCGTGCTTCCATTTCCCCAATTTACTCCATAAATAAATTCTTCTTCATCTTCGAAAGGGTCTCGAGTTACACCTGTAACAACTCCTTTAGTTCCTGGTAATACAGAAGTTTCACCTTCCATATGGTAACAAACAACAGTATCCCCAACTTTCAGGGGTGGATTTAACGATGGTTTCATAACAATAAATATAAACAAAGTATTTATTAGTATATGGAATTTTTAATTACTGAATCTCAACTGAAAACACTTCTAAAAGAAGAAAAATCATCACAGTTAGGGACCTACATGAAAATGATGAACTCATTTACAAGACAAATTGTAAGTTCAGTTCAAAGATCTTATGGAATAAATTTAAGAATGCTTCTGACTTGGGGAACTTCTGTAGGTGGCATGGTTCTTCCATTAGACCAGTTCTTGAAAACCGAACACTTCAGCCTCACTGAAGAACAACGGATGTTAGTTTTGGCTGGAATCATATTTTCGTTATTTTTTGAAACGAGTAGACCTTTGGTTAAATTATTATCTCTAATTAAAAAAGAAGGGTTGGAAGAAATTTTCGAGAGTGGATTGAGAAAGGGAACTCAGTTGAGAAATGCATTCTCTAACTTTATGACGTCTTTATCAACAGGTGTTACATCCTTCATTGATACTTTAGCTTACAGTTTCTTATTACCTATTATAACGGATGTGCAATCGGTGTTATCAGAAACTCAGGACATTGATGAAGCTGCGTTGTTAATTACTCAAAGATTAATTGCATCGGGGCTTGTTTTGTTATCCACCCAAAGTTTGAATAAAATGGTGAAAAGTATTTTACAAAGAATTGGTTAATCTAGTGCATCAACTAAAATAACTATTTTTGTACAAATTAAACCATTTCCAATACCAAAAAAACTTAAACTTTTCGACAACAAATCTTCAATTTGTCTTCTAATCATCAAAAACTTGGGGTCTGATGACGTAATGGGAAGGTCTTTTCCAGACGTTGCCCTATAATATCCCCAAAAAGTGTCAGATTGATGATTAGATGGTAAGATATACAAAGTATATTCAATCATCTCTTTTTCTTGTCCAATCGAAATATAGTTTTTTGTTCCTGTAAGCTGAACTATGAACTCCGTTGAAAACTTAAAAAAATCTAAATACAGTTGGAACTTATGTTTTAATAAAAACTTATTTATTCTGTCCAACAATTTATCGGATATTTCCATTCTATTCTAATTCTTCAATTTCGACCACTAATTGGTCCGGTCCTTTTATGACTCTGTGCCAAACAAATTTGGGGATGTGAATTTGACCGGCCTTTGACAATTTGACTGGCAATTCGTTTTCCATTTGGAATTGCCACCCACCATCCTCAATTACTGTGACATTTCTATCTTTAAGGTCTTGATGCCATTTAAGTTCTTCTACTTCGACATCGGCAGTAAATGTCCTAATCAGTTTACCGTTTTTTTCTATTTGTTCAAAGGGAAAATCCATTACCAAGAATTTGAAGATGATAATCCGAGTTGTTTGGCATATCTACCAACGTTACAGCTCCAGTATCCCGCAGTGGTTCTATCTTTCTTTTGGTCACATTTGTGTCTTGCTCTGAATGACTTCGCAGCACCCTTATTTTTATTCCTAACTCTTAAGTTAGGATCTCCAAAAGACACTTTTTTAATACCACCACTCTTTGATTTCACATAAACCGCAAATTTCTTCGGTCCACCTGAAGTTCTGAATGGTTTATTTAACTTAACATTCTTACCTCTATGTTTTGCTTCTTCCAAAACATCTTCCTCGTCCTCTTCTTCGTAAATAAATGGTGCGTCAAGATAAATTAATTTACCTTTGATGGAAACCTTTTTACCCAAATCTGATTCAACCATTAAAGTATCTTCTTCATTGAGTTCAATTTTCCCTTCCTCCCACAACTGTCTAACTTCATTTACCAAATCAAAATAACTTTCAGAATATGCACGGAAAATGTTGTTCGTCAAAGTCATTTCATTATCTATATGATATTTCAAAGCTTGTGAAACTTCAACTGATTCTTTAATAATTAAAGATTTATTCAAATGTTCTTCTAATGTTTCTTTGATAAGTTCTCTTAAATTCATCGGTTTGTTATTTCTTATAAATACTCTTACTCTCTATTAAATTTTAACTTCCAATACACTCCTCCTGTAACATATGGGGTGAATTTACCAGTAACACCATCGAATGTTCGATTTGCGACTCCTCCACCAATTTGGAATATTTTATCGTCTTTTGTTTTTAACAATATACTTGTTCCAAGTGAGTTGACCCAATCTTGTTGGCTCAATCCACCATTCAATCCAACATAAACTTGATTCCTTACTTTTGGTGGTTCAGGTGCTGGTTCCCTAACTATCTTGGGTTTTACATTCGCAGTAAACTTTCTTGAAACAACGTTATTTTGTGAAATGGTGTCAAACAAATATATAACCCCCTGATTATTACTCAACATTATTGTATCCTGTACGAAATTTTTTAAGTAAAAATTCTTGAGAATAAATGCGGTGTCGACTAGTGGAGTTGGTGCTGGTACCTCAACAATTTTCTCCACTTCAACCTCATATGGTACTTCGACCTCCACTTCATAAACAACTTCCTGAGGTATTGTATCATAAACCAATTTTTCTTCTATTTCGATTTGTGGAGGAACGAAAAATTGTAAGAATATTATAATACCCACCATTATGAGTATTATTATGTGTCTGATGTCAAATATCTTTTTCATATTGTTATAACATTAATCTTGATCCAATCAAGAAATTACTAAGTATTGGAGAACCTGATACCCCCAATGCTCGGTAGTTTAGGCTTAACCCGAATCGTTTACTTATTTTATAGTCAAATGAGGAACCCACTAAGAAGGAAAATTGTCTATTGACTGTTGATTCACCTGTTTCGGGGTTATATGAAATTGGTGAGTTCATTAGGAAAATTTGTGGTGAAAGAGTAAGTTTGGTATTTACTACATATGGTTTTGTCCAAAATACAACCGCTGAGGTTGCAAGAGATAAATTGAACACCTTTTTAATTTTCCTTGTTTCAGGATTAACTTCAGTATCTTTCAACAATAAAGTAATTAAACCAACGTTATACCCATAGGTACCATATTTTTCACTTGGTTTAATATTTGTATATCCAACTAATCCCATATAGGTTCCATCTAGGTAAGCTGCCGTGAATGAGTAAGAGTGGATTTGGTTTAATTTACCTTGTTGAAAATCCATTTTAGTATATCCACCTCCCAAAGCAAATTGGTCTAAGGTACTCCAAATCATCGCATTGGCACCCCATGTTTCATTTCCCGCTAATGACGATTGACTAACACCAAAGGAGGCAATGGCATTATACTTCAAATCAGGACCTTGTGCAGTTGTTAAATCTGAGGCAACCAACATCGGGTTTACTGGTCCGACTTTCTTTTTATCACCTTTCCCTTTGCCATCCGAATTATCATCTTCACTTTCTCCTGAATCTCCACCTTCTGAACCGCCTTCTTCAGACCCACCCTCAGAACTCGACTCACTTGAACTTGACTCACTCGATCCTGATTCACTACTACTTGAAGATGATGAGGATTCTCCCGAGGAAGATTGTGATGAGGAACTTGAAGAACTTGATGATGTAGGTGTAGAACTACTTGCCGAAGACGCGGCAGTTGAGGAGGCCGATGAAGCCGCGGAAGATGCTGCAGATGAGGCAGCTGACGACGCTGCGTTGGCGGCGGCTTGTGATACAGTTTGTGTGACAGTTTGGGTTACTACCGTATTTGCGGGACAAGGGGTTGAAAAAATTCCGTTAATCCAAATGGTGACTTCCCCTGAGGTGAATTGTTGATAAGTGAATACTTTGGATTTGTTTCTGATTATGACTAATACACCATTATTAGATTGTATGGGTATAGATACAACATAAGTTTTTGAATCACAGGGGTCAATGTATGTTTGTGTAACAACTTGCCCCTGTGATTCGTGGTAAATTAATGCCATGAATAATAACATCAAAAATATTTTCAAACTTCTCAATTCTCATCGGTTTCAAATATTTTATTCTGTGAATATTCCCTTTTTAATCATTCTATCCAATATTCGAGCAACTGCGATGTCAAGTGCTTTTTTGGTCGCAATAGATATTGTCGATTGATTAAATTTTACCGGATCAACTGTTGCATCAGAAAGAAGAGTTAATTCTCTTGTCGTTACCGCCTCACCCAAACCTGATGCTCCAAAAACAACACCTGTTTCAGCGTTTGTAAATCTAACCTGAAGACCTATACGGGTTACTATCATATTTTTCACACCATCTTTAAGATTTACAGTTTCATCTTCTGAAACGGAGTAATCATAACATTCAATGGTTACAAAATATTCTGCCAAATTGATTTTACCAAAACCATCTAATTGATTTTCAGAAATTCCTGCCTGAGACGCTTGGAATTGCTTAACCATTCTATTTTTTATTTCGGTGCGATCTTCAGTAAATTTGAATCTGTTAAGATTCTCAAGATATTCCATAGAAATGTTCGCAACACCTAATCCAACTCTTTTTTCTTTAAGTTCAGGATACATCTCATACATTTCATCAGATATACCAGCCTTTAAGATTTGAATTGGAATTTGTTTCCCTTCATAATCCATGAATTGACTTATATCAATTGCAGTTTCAAATGATGCCTTGTATTGCTCTGTCTTTGTACTTCCCACAGTTTGGGAAAAGGCCCAGATTTGTACTGTGAGTATAAAAATCGACGATAAAATAAACTTTTTCATATTTACCATAGTTGTATTGTCTCGAAAAGTGCAACTTTAATTTCGAACCAAATTTTTTTCCAGTTCATCACTCTTCGATTGATTTAGGTGTAGAATCTAATGTATTACTAACAGAAACTCCGTCTTCTTCATCCATTTTTTGAACTAACATCTTGTCTTTGTCTGTATCACTGAACCAATAATCGATAATCTTACTATAGGACCCAATGAATGCTCCTAACATCAAGAGTAGAAGTTCTTTCCATTCTTGACCTACAGTTGTGTTCATGTGAATTGAAAATACGATTCCAACTGTTAATGTTAAAAATGTTACTAATACGATGGCGGTGATGAGCCATCTTCTTGTCATCATAGAATTTAATAATTCTCTGAACCCCGTGTTTTCTTTTTGTTCTATTTTGGGCATTATTCCTAATTTAATTACAATCGTTTATTAAGGTCTCTTTGGCCAAGCCCATCCCTTTTTCTTACCTCTCAACATCAAGTATGTGGCACCTCCGAAGAAGATTAACAAATACAATGATGGTGAATAAAATACAAACATGGCAACCATCAACAATGACAGGAATACCATAAAACTTAAAAATTGTTCCATATTACCATTTTGGAGCGGTTTCTTTGAACTCGTCTCCTTCTTTTTTAGGTTTATCAGCGGTTTTTGGTTGTGATGCCGGTTCACTTGATTTTTCTCGGATAATTACCGTTTTTTCACCACCTGATGATTGTTGTTGTTGGTTGTTATTATTGATTATAATTGGCGTTTGTTGCTGAACAGGTGCCGCGATTTCTTCTTCACCACCATTCATAAGTTTATTTGTAATAACACCACCAGCTCCCAACACTGCGGTTGTCAACAATCCTATGATTGTCTTTTTCAATCCCGTCCATGTTCCGTCATTGTGATCTTCTGTTTCTTCACTCATAGTATTTTTAATTTATAAGGTTTATTTTATAATTATTGGATATTTGATTTCTTTTCCCGAAATATCCAAAAAGATTAAATCGTAGTATCCCTTTGACTCTTTACTTAAGTCATACACTCTTTGGGTAACTGTGTTAGTTGCCGTAAATCCCTCCTTTTTGATAGGGATTTCTTGACCAAATGGGATTATTTGTATCGAGTATTTTGAACCAATTGTGGTTTCGAATTCTATAATCACCACGTTTTCACTTTGAAAAACAGATTTGATGTTTGTAGTTGTTGACTCAACTCCTAAATTGATTTCAGGTATCTCATCGTAATAAGGGTTGAAACATCCTTGTAATAAAAGAATTGAGACACTTAGTATTGCTAATATTTTTTTCATTTTAGAAATTATTATATCCTGTTAATTTTATTTGGGTTGCATTCATGTTTAATCCCAATTGAGAACCCTTTATAGTACTTGCGTCCATAGTTGGTGAAACCTTGATTGATGTTAAAATATCAACTCCATTACCGATAGTTGAAAACTTTAACTTGAATGGGATTACATTCCCATTTAGTGGAGTTTTTTCTCCTTGGTCTATAGCTCCGAATTTTACTTTACCATCAACCGAATTAACAAACAAATACCATGTATTTGGTAAGTTTGGAGATAGTTCTTCAAATTTTAATTTTGTTGGGTCGTAATCAAATTCAAATTGTAATCCTGTCACTAAATTCCCGTTCGTTATAATACTGACAGGAATTTCAATACTATTGGATGTTACAGTGATGTTAGATAAATTAACATTTATTGCAGGTATATTATTTGGAGTGTTGATGAAATTTTCAACTGACATTGTTTTGAATGCCGAATTTGACTTCATGCTGTTAGATGCTCTGCTTACCACTGAAGCAACTCCATTGTTACTAACCACAACTTGTGATGAATGAGAACGATTGACATCACCCCATAAAAGATATTTCAGGTCTACAACTGTATTAGTTCCTATAGTACCTGTTTTAACATAAACTTTAGGGTAGTCGAAATCTTTCCAATTTGTTGTTGTGATTGCTCCCCATGAATTTGATGGTGAGATATTAAACGTGAATTCAGATCGTAATCCAAAATCATTACTACCGGTTATATTTCTTATATATGGAGCGTATGTTGATGTACCTATTGTTCCTATGCTTGATGGTATTCTGAAAGTTGCCCAAGTTGCATCTTTACTAACAAATTCTATAGGTCCAACATATAGGTCGAATATTTGAAGTGATTTTATATTATCAGGAATAATATTTGTTCCGTCAAATTCTCTCATATCAATCAATATTCTTGACACGTTCTGAGAGTAATGGTTAGGAGTTATGATTGACCACTCAACTTGTCCCGCGACTGTAGTTGCGTCTGTCGAAAGCCATGTTGGGACACTCATGTACCCACCACTTCCTGCGGTATATCCATTTGGTACCGTAACCAAAGCGTCAATACCAACAACTTGTGATAATAATCTTGGTAAATCTCCAGCGTCAATTATTTTATTTCTATTGATATCGGCAGCATATAAAGATTGTCCTGAATTGATAGTTTGTCCTTTACTTCCATCCAATCCCATAGTTAAAAACTCACCTTGTGCTGATGTAAAATCGGAAATTGTAATTGCATTGTTGTATATATCATTTAACTTATCAAGTTCGTGCATTACCGAAACCTCATATACTTTATTTTCAGAAAGTGACGCTTGATTGATGTCCACATTACCATTTGACAATACATTAAACATTTGTCCAACATTAGTTAGGGTATCTTTGAAGGATACTCTTAAATTACTCAGATTGAGTAAATTGGTATTTACGTCTACTTTTGCGGTTATCAATTTACCTGTATTTTGGTTTATGATAACGTCAGTGGATAATGGTGAATCCATAGTTGTTGGAATCATGTTACCTTGTCCATTCCAAGCGGCGACGAAGTTTAATCTTACAGGATTAAATGAATTTGCGGTCGAAGTTGGTTTGATTCTAAATCTGACCGCAATTATGTTATTCGTAGTATTACTAACTCCTGTATTACTAGACCAAGTTAATATTGCTCTTATGATAGAGTTACTACTACCAGCATTGAATGAATATCCTGCGGTTTGAAATCTTGTTGTTCCATTTGTATTAGTTGTACTACCTGCGTATCCATATCCAGGGTAATTTTGAAATGATATTTGTGGATTTGAGTTTGCTGGTAAAATACCACTATCACTTACATGAGTTATAGATATTAAATCGAAATTAGTTTGGTCAAATTGAAAATCGAATAACAATTGTCTTGTTTGAGCATCACTATTTCCATTCGCAGTTACAAAAACATTAAATTCATCTCCTCTATCAATCACCCCTCCATTCAAATCTGTCAATATTCTTGTCTCAGGTAATCTGAATCTCATCTGCCCGAATGAAGTGAAGGACAAGAATAGAAATGACATCAATAAAATTTTCTTCATTTTAGTTTGTTTCAAATAATTTATTTACCAAAACATCACTCGCCTTTTTCAACGCATTACTTAAAGATTGTTGATTAAAATTCCCACCATTATCAACTATGAGAGTTGACATTGAAATCTCTGAAGATTCTTCTTCAGCAATTACTTCTTTTACTTTTTTACCATCAACTTTCAAAATACCCCTAAGACGTATTACAACCGCTTCCTTATCTTTATGAATCACAGAGATATTTGATTTGGTTTTTAATACATCCAAATAGATAATTTCAATAGATAACTTTTGATTGGAGTCGGGATTTAATTCGAAATTTTTTTCTTGTAAAAATTCCTCTGTAATATTTCTCACACCGAACTCTAAATTTCGGTTTCCTGCAAGATTTCCAATTTGAATCTTGTTTACAACAGATTCAACCCATATTTCGTTGGTAAGTTTTGAGGGGGCGTGAGGCATTATATAGAGCATAATGCTTGTCACGAATAGTAACAGCATATTCATTCGATAGTATCTTGGTATCTATAAATACCACAAAATTTAATTTTGTCCTAAAGTTTTAGTTTATGTTAGTGTGAACTCTTTTAACCAAACGAGTCAATATTTATAGACATAAAATAAATTACTATGATACTAAAAGTTGGGTCTAAAGGAGAAGACGTAAAAAAACTCCAAGCAAAATTAGGTTTAGGTACCGATGGTGTATTCGGTTCTGGAACAGAAGCTGCGGTTAAAAAATGGCAAGCATCTAATGGATTAACCGCTGACGGTATTGTTGGTGAAGGAACATGGTCAAAAATGTTCGGTGAAAAACAACTTATCACTGAACCTTCAAAACCTATTGTATCTTCAGGTCCTTTGAAATTAGAAAATTTGAAAGGTCATATCCCTGATGCAGTAATTGCTCAGATTCCTGAAACTGCTCAGAAGTTTAACATAACAAATCCTCTTAGATTGGCACACTTTTTAGCACAGTGTGGACACGAGTCGGCTGGTTTCAAAGCAATTCAAGAAAATCTAAATTATTCTGCGGATGGTTTGAAAAAAATATTCCCAAAATATTTTCCTGGCAACTTGGCTGAAGGTTACGCAAGAAACCCTGAAAAAATTGCCTCAAAAGTTTATGGAGGAAGAATGGGTAACGGAGATGAAACTACAAAAGAAGGTTTCAAGTTCAGAGGTAGAGGATATATCCAATTGACAGGTAAAGACAACTACACAAGATTCGGTAAGTTTATCGGTGAAGATACAGTTGCTAATCCTGATTTGGTTGCAACAAAATATCCGTTGGCATCTGCGGCATTCTTCTTTGATTCAAACAAATTATGGGAAATTTGTGACAGAGGAGCAGATGATGCGACTGTAACGGCAGTAACGAAAAGAGTTAATGGTGGTACAATCGGATTACCTGATAGAATCAAACATTTCAAAGAGTATTTCGCACTTTTGAAATAAGTCGTTTTACGATAAACTGAAATAAAAATAATTATTTACTCCGATAATTTTGTCGGAGTAAATTTTTATCGTATTTTCGTTAAACAAAACTAAACATAACGACAATGAACATTTCCTCCGCAATCTCAGATTTCAAGTGGGTAATTAAAGTACTCAAATCTGCCGAAAACAAAGAACAACTGAACACAACAATGAAATGTTTTAACCTTTGGGAAACTAAGCACGTCAATGATAAGCTCAGTGAATCGGATAAAGAAGTCATCAAATATTTGAGATACCAATTTTGGAGTTTTTTTAGAAATAAAAATTCGAGGTATGATTCACAAAGTGTAAAAAATTTCTTCTGTTGATAGTACAGTATGGACTTTTTTACAAATCATCATATTTATTTGTACAATCGCTCACAAAGTGAGTGTTCTCATATATCCCTTTCCAAGACCCACAAATTTATTTGTTGGGTCTTACTTTTTTTATTATATTTGTAAATAAAATCAATAAATTATGGATTGGAAACAAATTACTTACCCCTTCAGAAGAAAATGGTATCAAATTAAACGTGTTCTTGACTTCTTACCTGTAATTTGGAAGGGATATGACTTCGATTATAACTATTCAATAGAAATATTCAAAAAAAGTTTGGAAAGACAGGCAGAATTTATGGAGTCAGACAGGGCATATTCAGATAGGGCAAAGCAAGATGCCTCAAGAATCAGGACTGTCATTCGATTAATGGATAAAGTTTATGATGGAGAGTATGAGACGGAATGGGTAGACAAAATCCAAGAAAAATACGGTAAAGACGTATTGGATTGGGAATGGGAAGAAACCAAAGAAAATAGTGAATTATTCTACCATAGATACAAATATGAAAAATGGGATAATTCGGAAGAAATAAGAAAAGTTAAATATGAACTCGCGGATAAATCAAGAAAGAAACAAAAACGAGCTCACAAACTTCTTTGGAATCTTGTAGAACACAATATTCAATATTGGTGGGATTAAATCAGACAAAAAATGAAAAAGAAAATAGTATTCATCTCGGATACACACAACAAACATAAGATATTGACCAGTAACGCCTACGGTAACATTCTCGGAAGTGGAGATATATTGGTACACGCAGGTGACTCTACAAGTATGGGTCAAAAACACGAAATTACTCAGTTTTTGAATTGGTTTTCAAATACGGAATTTGAACATAAAATTTTCATTGCGGGAAATCACGATTTTGGTTTTGAAGAACAAACTGAAATCGATCAAGAGTTCAAAGATTTGGGAATAACGTATCTTTTTGATAATGATATTACCATTGATGGAATCAAATTTTATGGTAGTCCTTGGCAACCCGAATTCCATAATTGGGCATTTAATCTTCCAAGAGGAGAAGAATTGGCAGCAAAATGGGAGAAAATTCCTGATGATGTCGACATCCTAATTACTCACGGTCCTGCTTACGGTATTTTGGACTACGCTCCAATCGGAGGCCATGTCGGTTGTGAAGAATTATATCGCAAAATCGTGGAGGTTAAACCAAAAATTCACGTATGTGGTCACATTCACGATAGTTACGGTCAAAAGTCAATGGGAGGAATTGAATTCCTGAATGCATCAACCCTTAATGACAGATACG